ATTACTAAGCTAGAACCAGAATTATTAGACGAACTTGGTTTGTTCACAAAAGTTGGTAAAGCCACAGAAGATTATGCTCGTAAAGTAGGTAAAAGTGTAGACAGTTTAAGTGATTTTGAGCGTCGTCAAGCTTTTGCTAATGCAGTGTTAGCAGAAGGCGTTCAAAAATTCTCGGATATTGATATTCCTACAAATCCATATGACAAGCTACTAGCTACCTTAAAGAATGTAACTCAAGGTATGTTAGAAGTAGTCAATAAAGGTTTAGTACCTCTAGTAGATTTCTTAAGTCGTAGCCCAGGAGCACTTACAGCAGTTATTGCTGGTCTTGGCATTATGATTTTACGCCAAGCATTACCGATTTTTACTAGCTATCGTGCCGCTATGCAAAAAGCTACAGAAGAAGTAGCAAAGTTGGCAGCCGCAAAAGCAGCGCAAGCAGAAAAATCTTTACAGATATCTAGAAAGCTTAAAGCTGAAGAAACTAAACTAGAGCTTGACCGTATAGCTCAAGTTAAAGCCGAACAAGTAGACGCTGCAGAAGATGCATTAAAAAGTGTAAGTAAGCGCGGATTAAGTAAGCAAGTACAAGGCATCTTAGCCAAACCAGATATTTTAAGTATCACTGACAAAGATTTATCAGTATTAGATAAGTTAGGTGAAAAGCAAACAAAAGTAGCCGCGCAATATAGAGCATTTAGGTCTCGCCGTAGCCGCATTTGAAATTTTAGATTTTGCATTTAGCAAAAATAGTAAACAAGTACAAGCTTTTGATAATGCTTTAGGTATGGCTGAAGAAAGCACAAAGGCAGCCACACTGACTTATGAAAAATTTAACGAAAAGCTAATACCACAAAATATTATTGCTAGTGCTCAAGCTATAACAAATTTATCTGATAGTCTAAAAAATACAGTTGAAACTTTGGAAAAAGCAGATAAAGCAGCTAGCGGATGGAATAGATTTATAGATGGATTTAAAACACTATATGGTGGTGATTTACAGTCTAAGTTTGCAGAGAGTTTAGGTGCTCAAGTAGAAGCAGGGCTTAAATCTATTACAGACCCTAAACTGAAAGCAGAAGCAGAGAGTAAGCTACGAGAACTACTACAAGTGGACGAGTTTACGGCCGCAAGTATCGAAAAAGCAGCTGGTAAGATAGATAGTAGTAAAATTATTGGATTAGGCAAAGAAGTCGCATCTGTGTTTGGTAATATAAGTACCCAATCACAAAAATCTGCCGCAGCCTTAGTTAGTGTACAAGAAGGCTTCAAAAATTTAGATACTAGTTATCAAAACTTAGTTAACTCTTTAAACGTAAGTGATCCTCTGATTAAGTTTGGTGTTGATTTATCACAGCAAGGTTTTAAACTAGCCGAAGTCTTTAAAGACCCAATTGCAGGAGCTGCTCAGTTACGTGATATACTAACTGATGTAAGTAAGATAAAATTACTTTCTCCAGAATCACAGGCTATTTTGATACAGAATAAACAGGCTTTTATTGATTTAAGCAATCAGCTGGCTGTATTCGAAAAGCAAGTAGAAGACTCAAACAAAAGACTAATAGAATTAAGAAAATTTCCTCGTAGAAATGCTAAAAAGATTGAAGAGGAAGAAGTTAAACTTGGTAGTGCAAGAAGCGGTGCTCAAGATATTAGCCTACAGTTACAAACGCTTACAAAAACCATAAGCTCAGCATCAACTGAATCTATTATTAGAGGTTTCACTATTGTAGAGGCTGGATTTAGTAGAGCCATTCAAACAGGAATATTAACACAGCAAAAAACTCTATTAGACAAGCTACCAAAAACTCCAGAAAGCATCATGCTGGGTGCAAAGCTTGAGAATAGAAAAATTGACCTACAGATTGACCAAATTAAGCAAACAGAGCGCCTTATTAAAGAAATGGAACTAACCCGTTTAAGCGCTGAACGTATTGCTATTGAGTCACAACGCGATATGGCACTGGGTTCTACCACAGAGCCTAACTTACGTGCAAGCATTAGTCGAAGTGCAGAAGAAAAACTAGCTCCTATTCTTCAGCGAGAAGCAGTATTAAAAAGTACAAATATTTCTGGCGACATAAGAAAAGGCAAAATAGAGCGTACTCCAGAAGCACTAGCAGAGTTACAACGACGTTCCGGAGCTATACAAAAAATCACAGACTTAGCAGATCAACAACAACTAAACTTAATAAATGCTCAAATAGAATCAATATCTGCAAGATATGAAAAAGAGCAAAAAGGAGCAGACAGAGAGTTAAAAGATTTAGAATCTCGAAAGCAGCTGTATATTTCTAGTCAAAAATTTCAAGACGATACTTTAGCAACTAGACAAGAAGAGCTAAAGATCTTTGACGATGAAAAACAAAAAATAGAGCGAAGAATGGTAGCGGATAAAGTTAACCAAGAACAAGAAGTCGCTTTTAATATACGGATGTTAGCTCTTGGAAATAATCGAAAAGGTACTTGGGCAGAAATAGCAGAGTTAGCTCGTGTGGCGGGTCAAGAAGCAGCAGAAAATGGGGCTATAACAATAGCTACTAATAAGCTAAAAACAGAACAAGAGAACCTGACTACACGTCAAAAAGGCTATGAGGAAATATTTAAAAATAGCTTGAATAGTATGTCCGATGCTTTAATTGAGTTTGCAATGACCGGTAAATTGAACTTTAGTGATATGGTTAATTCCATGGTCAGAGATATTATCAGACTAGAAATGCGTATGCAATTCCAGCAAGTATACATGGGTATGCGTAGTGGCTTCTTGTCAATGTTTGCTGCTGATGGTGCCGCTTTTGATACTGGTGGAGTTCAAAAGTTTGCTCGTGGCGGTGCGTTTACTAATCAAATTGTAAATGAACCTGTGTTGTTTAAATTTGCACAAGGTACTGGTATGATGGGCGAAGCAGGTCCAGAAGCTATTATGCCGCTTACTCGCGACAGCCAAGGCAATCTAGGGGTTAGAAATTCTACTGGAAGTTCCGGCAAAGTAGATGTTATTATCAATAACTACAGTGGACAACAAGTAGAACAGCAACAAACTATAGATACTAGAGGTAATCGCAGAGTTGAAGTAACCATTGGCGACATTAACGCAGGAGAAGTATCTAGAACAGGCAGCTCTACACAAAGAGCTATATCTTCATCATTTGGTCTACAACCAACCTTAATTAGGAGATAATTATGGCCGCTAGTTATAGTTGGTTAACACAAAATTTACCTCAAAAACCACAAAAAGGATACTCCGAAACTCGGGGTGTCCTTATGTGGCGAACTCCAATGGATGCGGGTCCAGCAAAGTTGCGTAAACGCGGTCAACGACCAGATACATTGAACTTAAGCTTTATTATGACAGATGCCGAGCTAGTAACTTTAAACAATTTTATAGCAAATAGTTTAAATGGCACGGCCAGATTTTATTTCCCACATCCACGAACCAATGCTACTGTAGAGGCCAGATTTGTACCTGGTCAAGATGGTCAGTTATACTCTATACAGCATATAACGCAAGATTATAGTACGGTACAGTTTCAACTAGAAATATTACCATGAGAAATTTAAGCGCAGAAGCTTTAAAAGCACTATTTTCACCAGAAGGTGATAGTGACTTAATAATATTATTAACTATATATGCAGCCGACGGAGTCACCCCTTTAGTAAATCTTGCAGACGGTTTTACTCAGAGATTAAGTGAAACTACGCAAGATGTACTTTATGGTGTAATTAGTAATGGTGTAGAGTATACATTCATACCAATGGAAATATCTTTACCTAGTGAAGAAGAAGGCAGAGCACCAAAAGCAAGTATTGTAATGAGAGACGTAGTACGGTATCTTATACCAACAATAAGAAACTTATCGTACTCACCAAAAATAAAATTACAACTAGTTTTAAGTAAAACTCCAAATGTAGTAGAAATTAGCTATAATGGGTTTTACATAATATCATTTACCTATAATGCTGAACAAGTTACAGCGGAATTATCAATGGTTAACTATGAACGTGAACCATTTCCAGCACACAGTTTCAGTCCAGCATATTTTCCAGGATTATTCTAATGTGGTCAAATCAGTATATTGGTATCCCTTATAAGGCTGGTGGACGTGATCGCAGCGGTATTGACTGCTGGGGGCTAGCACGTCTAATTTATCAAGAACAATACAGAATAAATTTACCTAGTTTTAGCACTGAGTATACTGAAAATGATACTGAACGTAAGGAAGAGCTCCTAGCTCAATACCGAGAAGGCTGGACTCAGGTAGATCAAGTTAAAGAAGGAGATCTAGTACTATTTAGAGTATTGGGAAGCGAATCTCATATTGGTATAGCTCTAGATTCGCAATCATTTATTCATGCTCGTAGACGTAGTAATACCTGTGTAGATAAGTTTGAGTCTCCTCGCTGGAAAAATAGAATAGTAGGATTTTTTAGATATGAAAATAAAAAGGGTGCTCTACTAAACGCCTTACCGTATCCATTAAAAACTGAGCGAGTAACCTTACCTATTCCAGCAGGTAGACGAAGACGACCTTAAAACACTAGCTTTTGTAGCCGTAGTATGGTATGCGCCAGTATTAGCTGGATATGTTGAATTTGCAGCCATGCCTTACTTGGGTAGTACTTTTGCTGCCTCCGTAGTCTATGGAGCAGCATATGCAGGTGTTATTTTAGCAGGTAGTGCTTTAATAAATGCTATAGCGCCTGTAAGACCGCCCACATCGCCTACAGATCCAGGTCAAGCCGAACGTATGTATATGTTCGAAGGCAGCACAAATCAACGTAGAATTTACGACGGCATCCCAGTAGTCTTAGGTAAAGTAAGAATGACACCCCCATTAGGAGCTAATACATTTACTACCTATCAAGGTGAACGTGATCAGTATTTACGTATGTTACTAGTTTGGGGATATGGTCCTCTTGTGATAGATCAGAGTACTTTAAGGATTGGTGACACTGCCTGGACTAATTTTGACGATGCTAGTCAGATTACTCTGGATAGAATAACAGTACCTACTAGTGCGGAACAAGTAACATTTGATTCATTATATGGGCAAGATGTTGAACAAATATATAAAAATATCACCTTAACTGCTGTTGGCACAGACCCCAACAACCAGCCGGCCCCAGCAACAAGCGTTATTGGTGATAATGAGATAATAACAACTTTTGATACTGTACAAGCAGATTCTGCTAGTGTTACAATACACTTTCCAGAAGGTCTTAGACAAGTAAATAAATCGACTGGCGACTCATCCTTTGTAGATGTAACTATTAGAGTAGAAGCTAGTAGAGACGGTGGACTTACCTGGTATAATGGTAGTAATTTTACTGTAGCAGGTGTTACAGGTAGTAGTTCATATAGAAAAGATGCATTTTCAATAACCCTTGTAAATTCAAGCTGGAATG